GAGAAGCCCATCTGCGCGAATCGCGGTCCGTACTCCGCGAGGTTGTCTCCCAGCTCGTCGCTGTAGTTGAGGCCGTCCTGCGCGCCGGCGACGAACAGGTCCATGGCGTCCTGCGCGGACATGCCGAAGCCGTCCATGAGGGCGTTCACGCCGCGAACGCTCTCTCCAACGTCCATTCCGAGGGTGTCGGAGAGCGTGAGTGCCGCCTGCGTCACATATTCGAGGTCTTGATCGTTGAGGTCACCGAGGTTCTGGCGAACCGTGATGAGGGCGTCGGACACGAGGTCTAGGGACTGGCCGAAGCCGTTCTCGTAGATTCCCTCTCCGACATCGCCCAGATGTTCTGCCTCCTCGGAGGTTAGTCCGAGCGCGGACTGGATGCGGGCGGTCGCCTGCTCGTAGCTCGACGCCGTGGTGAACGCGGCTGTGCCCGCCGCGATTATCGGCGCTGTGAGCCCGACGGTCGCCGCCGTTCCCGCCGACTTGAGGGAGCCAGACAGCTTCTGCGCTGCCTTGTCTCCCTCCGTGATTCCCTTCCAGCTAACGCCGTTCAGGCTGCTGTTTACGTCTTTTACGCCCTTCTCGACCTTGCTTGTGTCGAGTATGGCTTCGATGACTACGGAGCCGTCCATGCTCACCTCGCTGCACGCTTGAGGGCGGCGAACGCATCGCGCATCGCCGCGTCATTCCCTTCGTTCGTGCCGTGTGAGCTACGGCGTCTTCCGAGTGCGTACGCCCTGTGGAGGCGTTCCCACTCCTCTATTTCCTTCTTGTTCGCGTTCTTCTTTGCCGGCTTCGGCCTCGTCTTCGGATTCCGGTAGTAGATGGCCCTGCCGAGCGGAGTGTCCATCGAGCATCCGCCGACGAGGGCTATGAACTCCGAGAATCCGATCTTGTCGCGCACATCGTCCCAGTCGATTCCGTATTCCGCGCGGAAGCTGATGCGGATGTATGCCGCGTCCTCTACTGGGTCCCATAGCGGTTCCTCGTGAGGCTTGTCGCCTTTTAGGTCGATGCCGCATACATCCCACACTGCCGACTCTATGAGCCTGCCGAACTCGCGCGGGTCGTAGTCGCACGCGAGGAACGCTTCGCGAACGTCCGCGAAGAACATGGGGATGAACTCCGCGGCCTTATCCTCCTCCGGCTTCTCATCATCCTGCAGTAGCGCGATGCACTTGAGGATTGTCTGGGCGTCGTCGCGCACCAGCACCTCCTCGCCGTTCCACGGGTAGGGGGTCGCGCTCCCTCCTTCTTCGAGCCTTACGCGCAGGGATGTGAGGTCGCAGGCGTTCACTTGCGATTCTTCTTCCCCTTGCCGCCCTTGATGACCTTGGGCTGGTTTCCGCGCTGCGCCTGCAGGAACGCCTTGGTCTTCGCGCTCTCCTGCGAGTAGTAGAGGCCGCACCTGCGAAGCTGCTCGTTCGTCGCCTTTCGTCCCAGCATCATGAGGAACGAGGCCATTACCTCGCCGAGCATGCTGGTGTACTTGGACGGCTCAATAGGCTCTCCGTCTCCCATCCACTTGAGCAGCTGGTCGTATCCCTCGATTCCGATGAACGCGACGATCACGCGCTTCTCAAGGTGCGTCATCATCTCGATGAGCTCCGCGCGGTCCTCCTCGTTCTCTGCTTTGTCCAGCTTCCACTGTATCGACTGCGCGCGGTCGATTGCGTCCGATACCTTGGACAACATCGTTTCGATGCTGCCGTCATCGAAGTAGACGCGGTAGCGCGGTGTGTCGGGGTTGTCGTTCGGGTCCTCGAAGTAAACGTCCTCGAACGGTCTCGATATGCGGAGGATTTCCATTTGATAGTTCCTTTCTCTGCCCGTGAGCTAGGCATGAAAAAAGGGGCGCGGGCCGCTCACTAGCCCGCGCCCCCGTGATTCGGAGGTTATGAAACGTGTCGCTTACGCCGACTTAGGCCCGACCGTGACCTTCACGCTCTTCATCACGGACGGCTTCGATGCCGCTCGCACGGTGACGGTGGTCTCGCCCTCTGCGATGCCCTTCACGTTTCCGTCGCTGTCAACGGTCGCGATGTCCGTGTTGCCGGATGCGTAGAAGCATTTCGGGTTCGCTTCTTCCGGCGTTACGGACGCCTCGATCTTCTTTGTGGCGTCTACCGTCACATCGATGTCCTCTGCCGTAATGCTCTCCGGCAGCTTGAGCTTGTTCGCTTTCGTGAACTTCGGGGAGCCCGCCGTCGCGATGGTGCATGCGAACGCTCCGAGCCCGGAAGCCTCTCCCTGGCCGCTGTTCGGAGTGAGGTTGAGCAGCGTGCATCCGCCCTCGATGATGTCGCCGTTCGCGGCGGTGTGGCGGAAGTCGGTCTTGCGCCCCTCACCGGTGAGGAGTGCGCAGGAGGAGATGAAGTCTTGCGCGGGGTCTCCGTAGCATCGGTCTCCCTCTACCTCGTACTGAATCTGGGTGCTCGTAACGTCCGTGGTGGGCGTTCCGTACCCGTCGTAGTAGTCCTTGTCCTCGGTGCTCTCGTTTGGCGACGGCGTGATGCTCGTGATGCCTCGGGAGAGGATTGCCCACGTTGGGCTATCCGCGCCGGGGGTGATGTTGATCTCAAGGGCGTTCGCGTAGTTGCGTGCGAAGCCCAGGTCGCTCTTTGCCATCTATGGCCTCCTTCGTTACTGTCTGATGATCTGCACTACTAGGCGAGCAGCCCAAACGTGCCTCCTGTCGGTTCCCACCTTTATCTCCTCAATGTCGCCGTCGGGCTCCGCAGGAGCCGCGACCTCGTACGAGCCGTTTCCGCTCGACAGGTCTGCGGCGCGCAGGATGTCGGACGCGCGCTCGCATTCCGACATGGCCACGATGGGGTCGAGGTTCTTAGAGATGACCTGCAGGGTGCAGTTGACTCTCCGCGAGCCGTCGAAGTACGTGGCGACCGTCCTGGGAGGCATCATGCGGACCACAACTCCGTCCTTGCCGGTTATCCGGTCGATGCGCTGTCCCAGCACACCGTCCATTCCTGCGGCCTTGAGTGCTTCGACCGCCTTGCTGCAGATGTCTATGGTCTCGGTCATTTCTCCTCCATGAGCCTATGGGCGAACTCTTCCCACGCGCTCATGCGCTCATTCTTGGCCTCCTCGGGCCAGTGTGAGCGCGCGTTCGGGTTCTTTGTCTTGCGGATGCTGCCCTGCGGCAGGTCGTGGACGCGCTGGGCGTACGGCGTGTTCCACTCGATGTTCCCGGTTTCGTAGTCGCTCGCAAGAGCCTCCGAGTCCTGCAGCGTTCCCTCGTCCCTCGGAACGTAGTCGCGCATCTCGAACGCCACGCGCTCTGCGAACGCCTCCTGCTTCGCCTTGAGCTGTTCCGGGCTGAACCTGCGCTCGATTCCTGACAGGTCGATCTTGATGTTGCATGCCGCCGCCTTGCTCACTGCACGTCCACCTCCCAGTGGTGCGGTGTGCCGTCAGGGTGGTCGCACCTCTGCACGCTCGCCACGGCGTGTTTCTCGCCGTCGAATGCGATCAGGTCTCCTTCCATGACCTCTCCCTGGTACTCCGTCGCGTCTATGAAGACACGGGCGGAGCACCCGGATGTCATCTGGTAGTCGGTTGGTGACAGTGCTGCGCTGCGGTCTATGCGGCACCGTGGGATGGCCACGGGCTCACCGAAGCCATCATCAGTCTGCCGTTCAAGCTCGACTCGCTCCTGTCTCATGAATGCCGGTATTGGGGGTATTCGCACTCGGCTCACCCCATCCCCATGAATAGCAGGCCGCTTCCGACCAGCTCACCGTCTGCTGCGCGCGCCATGTCGGCCTCCCATGAGGAGCCGCCGCCGTTCCCGCCGAAGCTCATGTTCACTGTGCCAGTGGTTACCGACGCGAGGCTGCCCGCCCCTCCTGTGAAGCCATAGGCGGCATCTACGTCGCAGGCTGCGCACACGGCACGCATGTACGCGTCCATGTCCTCTTCTGGGGAGTTTGGCCAGATTCGCTTGCGTACGTAGGAGACGGCATGGGGGAGGGCGGCGTCGAAGCCGCCCTCGTCGAGTTTGCCACCGTACTGCTCGGAGTAGAAGCTATATGTCGGCTTGGTGCCCGCCATGCTTACGCCGCCGCGATATGGGCATAGATCTTGCCCTTCTGCTGCTCGTAGACGAGCAGGTCGTGGAACAGGCGCAGCTGCCACTTGTGGGCGTCCTTCTCCTGGTTGGTGTCGGGCGCGAAGTAGCGCAGCTTGCGATGGCGCTGGATGGCCGCTGCGGCGGAGGGATGGACGATCATGAAGTTGATCGCCACCGCGTCGTCAGCCTTCTTGAAACCGCCGGCCTCCTGGCCGCTGGTGGTGCCGTCAAGCAGCGTGATCTTGTTCTGGAATCGCGCGGAGGGGACGGTCACGATCTTCATCTCGTCGAAGGTCGCGAACTGTCCGTTCGGGTTCTCTCCCTGACCGATGCGCCAGTTCTGCGCCTTGCGGAGCAGGGTCTTGACGGAGGAGGTGCAGTAGAAGAGGCAGGTGGACAGGTCGACGCCCATGTCCTGTACGGCCTCCTCGCCCTTAAGCACCGCGTCGAGCGCGGCGTCCTTGTCCTCAAGGGCGGCGGTCACGGTGTTGCCGGCGTTGCCGGCGAGCGTGGCGAAGCGAACCGCGTCGACCTCGGGGATGACCTTCGTGCGCTCGAACTCCGCCATGACGTTTGCGGACACGATCGCCGCGCGCTCCTCGTCATCCATGGCGTCGATATTGAACTCGCGGCCACGGTCATAGCGCAGCTTGTAGGTCTCCCAGTCGGTGGACACGGAGCCCTTGACGAAGCCGTTCTCTCGGCTGTAGTTCGCAAGCCCGTCCATCGCGATTGTGGCGATCTTGATCTCTCCAACTCCGCTGAACTCGCCCAGCAAGTCGCCGTTCATGTTCAGGTCGTTTGTCAGCGTCTCGCGCTCGATGATCTTGTCGAGTCGCGTAGTGAACTTGGAAGCGTAATCTCCCAGTGCCATGCGTTACTCCTTCTTCTTTATTCCGAAGGCGCGGTCGAGCTTTTCGTCCAGCGCCTTGTCGGCGTCCCCATCGGGCTTGAGGCCCGTGGAGCCGGTCTGCTTGTTCTTGCCGTCGGAGAAGAGGTACGGGCAGTCCTCCTTGAGCTTGGCCACGTCGCCGTCGTAGTCGTCGAGGAGAGCCTTTGCCGCCTTGGTGTTGCGGCACCCAGCGAGTTCGAGTTTGTGCGTTACCCGCTCGTCCTTCTGGTCGGCTTCGAGCTTCGCGATCTTCTCTTCGAGCGCCTTGCGCCCCTCCTCGGTCTTGGCGGCCTCCGCGATCTGCGCCTTGAGGTCGGCGATCTCCTTGTCCTTCGCGGCTATGTCGCGCTGGTACTTCTCGCGGTTGATGCCGGGCTGGCCGTGGTTGTCCTTGACTTCGCCCTCGCCGCCGCCTTGGCCTTCGGCTGCGGGCTTCGGGTCGCCCTCGGTGCCTCCCTGCGTGCCATCGCCCTGTTTGGGCTCGGTCTGCGGGTCGGTGACCTGCGGCTCGGTCTGCGTCTTATTCTCGTCTGCCATGTCCTTCTCCTTACCTAGGTTTGTTTGCGCGCTTCCCTGCGCGGTTTAGGTGGGTTTTTTGCGCGCTCCCACGCGATACGGAGAAGTTACCGAAGGTGTCGCTTCGCGTACGCCCATGAAAAAAGCCGCCCGCAGGCGGCTCGTGATGCTATTGATTTCCTGCCTATGCGCCGTACGGCGTTCCAGCTGGGTAGTCCGGAAACGATTCCTCAAGATAGTCGTGGCCCGTTTCGATGCTTTTGGTCATGAGGTCAAGCGCCTCGCTCGGAGAGATTCCGCATCCCTCCATTCCCCAGTCTGAATCCGGGAACTCCTTGCGGTAGCGCCCCCACGTCTCGATCAGCTGCTCATCGTTCCATTCCATGGCTAGAATCCTTTCATCATGTTCACGAACACATCATAAGTTTTCGGAAGGTACCGCTTCAACGTCTCAAGTGCCTGCGGGTTCGCCATGGAGCACTCGAAGAAGTGGGCGAAGGTCTCTGTGGCAAGCGACTGCGCTCCCCACCTTCCCTTCCAGTAGGACTTTCGGTGGGCGGGAAGTGCGTAGTCGCAGCACGTTCCGCTTGTCGCCCCGTGTATGATGTCCGATAGCCCGCCTATGAGTTCAGGGGTGGAGCGATACAGCGCGATGATCTCGCGGGTCAGATGCTCCTTCGCCTCGTTGACGCTGCCGTAGCCCATCGTCTTCTTGATGGTGCGCAGCATCGCCTGCACCTCTTTCTTCGCGGTCGCTCCCAGGCCGGCGGCTTCCGACGCGTACTGCATGGCCTGCCCGTTCCTGTGGTCGATATAGTGCCCGTATTCGTGGAAGAACGTCTGGTATGGTGCTTTGTCCTTTCGGTAAGCGAAGCCCCTCGCGGTGTCATCCATGTTCAGCGTTATGCCGTGCGTTCTTGGACTGTAGTACGCCTGGCCTCTCGATGCCGTCGTGCTGTCTAGCTTCAAGTCTGCGAGAGCTCCGTCGAACGCTCTCTTCACATCGGCATTTTTGCACGAGTCGGCTATCGTAGCTATCTCCTTCGCGCTTGCGTTTGCTATCCCTTTTCCCTGCATCACCTTTGCAGATGCCGTTGCACTGCGCGGGGCCTTCTTCTTTGCGGTCTTCGCATTTCCCTTCAATCCTGCTATTGCGCGCTTGAATATGCTCTGCTGGTTCGCCTTGCTCAAGTTCCGCCAGTTCTTAGGGTCTATTCCTTGGCTCTTCAACTCCGCAGACAGGGCCTTCTGCGCTGCCGACTTCGATATGCCTCGCGCCTTGAGCATCTGCTTGACTCCATCGCCGTCCATGAACTCCTTCATGGTGCGGCGGCTCGCGTCTGTCTTGCGCACCTTCGGCATGTCGCCCGCCCACTCGCGCCTCGGGCTGCGCTGCAGCACCGGGGCGATTCCTTTTCCGTTCGCCTCGTCGATGTAGCGTCTCATGCCCTCCTGCTGCCCGCGCAGCTTGGCCTTGAGGCGTTCGACCTCCGCGATGTTTGCGAGGCTCGCGTCCTTGTCCGCTATGATCTGCGCTCCTGACAGCTCGCGCTTGGTTTTCCTGATTTCGCGCTCGCGTCTGCGCTGCCCCTGCGTGAGACTGTATATCTCGTCGTTGTCCAGTCCGCTCGGGTGGCTCGGCTCCGGCTCGTATTTTCGAGGCGTGCCTGGGAGCCACGGTCCGAAGCTGTGCCGGCAGTTCGCTCCGCCCAACCCGTCTACCTTGCCGTAGCCTGTCTCCGCGTAGAAGTCGCGGTAGCGCACGCCGTCGATGGTCACGTCTCCGTTGAGCGAGTAGACGCGACCCTGCCACCGCGCGTGGCTAGGGCGCGCACCTCCATGGCTCGACACCTCCACGAGGCGGATTCCCGCCTGCCCGCACACGTCGAGCGTGCGTCGCATGCCGTCCTGCGCTATCTGCGTGCGCACATGACGGCGAACGGCAACGTCGATATTGTTGGTCACTGTTTGCTGCCCTGTGGTCGGGTCTCGGTAGGTAACGGTGGACACGCCATCGCGCATCATGCGGCGCACCGCCTGGTGTATGGCCCTCTCCGCTGTCTCCGCTCCCGTGTTCACCTTGGTGACTGCCTCCGCCACGCACCGGTTCCATAGGTCGAGCGCGCCCTGTGTCATGTCAACGTTGTCGCGTTCGAGTATCGCCGCTATGCCTCTGACCGTGAGCTCGACCTGCCTCGGCATGGTCTCGGCGACCGCGCCCGCCGCAGCGGCCCGCGCGCCTGCCGCAGCCACATCGGAGGCGTCGCTCTTTCCCATGGCTTCCTCAACGGTCATGCGCACGGCCTCGTTCACCTCGCTGCGGTGGCTTTCGATGAACTCCATGAGGCGAGGGGCGGCGGACTGCGCGAGGAGGTTCACGGCGGTCGCGCCGCGCTGCCCTAGCTCTTCTATGTCCTGGTCGAGCAGGAGGCGGCACAGGTACGCGAGCATGTCGGCCTCTATCTCGCCGTACACGGCTCCCACCATGTCGCCTGCCCTGTCGAGGTATTCCGGGTCGAGCATGGCTAGAACCCAACGTCGAGGACGGTCTGCTCGGGCATGAGGAGCTGCGCCTCCTCCTCGCTCTTGCCGTAGAAGCGAACGAGGTACATCCACTTCGGCACGACTCCCGCCGCGATCTCGGAGAGCATCTGCGTCTTCTCCGCCTGCGTGTCTGTGATGATGGAGTCGTCCCACACGATGGTCACGGGCTCGAAGCCCTCCGCTATGCTCGCGCCGCAGTTGGCGCGGGCGCACTCGCAGAGCGCCGTGAGAAGCCTGCCCAGCTCCTTGCCCAGCGCGTTCTCGTGGTTGCGGATGTTGCGCATGAGGGCGGAGTTGTCCGCGCTCACCTCGGTCGCCGTCTTGAGGCCGCCCGACTTGTCGGGCTTGAAGTACTGCGAGCCGAAGCCGCACTCGTCGCCCAGGGCGGCGCATGCGTCTGCGTACACCTCGTGGATGGCGGAGGTTCGCATCTGCGGCGCGAAGGCGTAGGGCTTGCCCTCCTCGCCGATGGCGGATGCCGTGAGGCGGAACAGTCGCTGCTCCCGGTTGCCGAACGGCACGGGGCGCTTCTTGCCTTCCTCGTCGGTCTCCACGTCGATCATGGTATCCGGCACCATGAGCACGGCGCGCAGCAGGTCGGTCTCGTCGTAGAGCGCCGTCCACGCGGTGTCGAGCATGCGCATGGTGTCGATGGCGTCGTGGAACACACTCACGCCGTAGGGGGAGGTGTCCTGCACGGTGTTGTCGATGGCGGGGGAGAGCAGGCAGAAGGTGCGGAGAGCGCACCCCGTATCGAAGTCCTCGATGATGCCCAGCCCCTCGGATGCCACGGGCTTGCCGTCGCGCCACACCTTGGTGACGATGTGGTACGTCCCGCTCTCCGCGTCCATGATGTGCATCTGCAGCTGGACGGCCTGCTTGCCCTTGATGGTGACTCGTGTGCAGAACGCGCACTCCGTGGTGCCGTCCTCGTCCCACGTGAGCGGGATGACCATCTTCGCGTCGTATCGGCGCACCCTGATGGTCGTGCCTTCGTCTCGCACGTCGAACCACAGCGCCATGGCACCGGTGCCCATGGCGAAGGCGCGCTCGATGCCGCGCTGGAACAGGGCGTAGAGCCCCGTGTCCTCGCAGTAGTCGCGCACCCACTCGTTGGCGTCCGCGCTCTCGCTCTGCGCCTGCATCTCGTTGGCGATGAGCGACGCCCACTCGCGGCACACGCGGCGGGCGGGTCGCAGCGAGAGCTTCTGGCGCTCGTGGCTGCGGCCGTCAACGCCCAGGTACTTCTCCTTGTAGAACGGGTGCGTCGCTGTGTACCACTGGTACCACTCCGCGATGTGCGTGCTCATATCGGGGGGCATGGCGTAGCCGCGCGAGGTGATCTCCTCGCTCACGTACGCCGGCACCTCGAACTGGTTGTCTGCCATGGTCTATCACCTTCCTGCGTTCTTGTACGCCCCGCGCCTCGTAACCACGTCCATGAACGCGTAGCGGGTCGCATCTATCCAGTGGTCGTTCCCGTCGGGGTAGTCCCCGGAGTACTCTCCCGTGTTCTCGTCCATCTCGAACTCCGCCTCGCGCACCTCGCGGGCGAGGTTCGGGCACCGCTTCGGGTCGATGACCCACGTGACTGACTGCATGAAGCGGTAGCTCATGGTTCGCAGACCGCCCTTGCCCGCGCTCCGTGCGTCCACGCCCTCGTCTCGCTGCGCCTGAATCTGGTCGGGGGCGGCGTCATCGGACAGCACGCGCAGCCGGTGGTAAGCAGGCTCCTTCGGGCTTCCGTCCGGGTTCTTGCCATCGCTCCACGTGAGCGCGGTCCTGATGCGCGCGGCCGCCTCGGTCGGGAGCACCTTGTTTCCGCCCAGCTCCGCGAACGTGATGATGCGGTGCTGGCCGGGCTGCCACTCGGAGAGCGTGAACGCCCACGGGTCTGGGAACCACCCGAAGTCCTGGCCAGCGTGCAGACGCTCGAACGAGGCGATCTCCTCGTCGGTCACATCGCGGAACTCAACGCGGTCGAATATCTGCCCTCCGTAGCCAACGGGCTCGCCCAGGTACTCGTGGCGATAGGCTTGCTCGTCGGTCTCCTTGAGGTCTTCGGCGTCGGCTATGAACTGCGCCCCCAGCCACTCGGGAGGGGCGTCTAGGTAGCAGCTCTCGAACACCTCCTCGCCGGATTCCCTGCGGCGGTCGGCCTCGCGGTTCGCCCAGTTGTCCCTCGTGCGCGGCGGGTTGTAGGTGTAGACCACGAACGTGCGCTCTCCTCCTCGGGCGGCTGACTGGCGCACGGTGCGAATCTCGGACATGCCCTTGAACTGGTCGGTCTCCTCGAACCAGAGGAAGCCGATGTGACCGAAGGGCGGCTTGAGACCCTTCGACTTGTGCGGGTCGTCGCATCCGGCGAAGAAGATGATCTGTCCCGTTGCCTTCTTGCGAATCTTGAGCGTGGAGACGGGCATCTCGTATTCATCGTCAAGACCTAGTTCATGTATCGCCCACACCACCTGCGCGTACACTGCATCGCGCAGGCTGTTCTTGCGCTTCATGACTGCGGCGGCGTGCTCGCCAGGGTGGTCTTCGATGTGGCGCACAAGCTCGATGGATGCCCATGAGCTCTTGAGAGAGCCGCGCCCGCCCTTGCACCAGAACTCTGTCTGCAACTCGCGGGCTATGAGCATGTGGGGCCGGAAGAAGTCGCGCCCGATCAGCAGGGCGAAGTCGCGCGTGAACTCCCCGCGTTCCTCGGGCTGCTCCTCCGGCAGCGCGTCGAGCAGCGTCTTGCCCAACTGCGTCACGGCGTTGACCGCCACGTAGTCGAGTGGCTTGCCGTCCTCTGCCCTGCGCACGCGCTCAACGCCTGCCTCGAAGGTCTCGCTCATTCCGGCTAGGACTTCCGCGCGCGTCGTGGTCGCCTTCTCTGCTGCTGCGCGCTTGAGGGCGGCTATCCTACCCTTGACCTTCCCATCCGCCTCAAGCTCGCAGGCGCGCTTGTCCACTGTCTCGGGCTTCCATCGCGCTCGGTCCGGATATGCGGAGAGCATGGCCTGCCTCTGCGTCAGGCCCTCCACTCGCTTCTGGCAGTACACCTCGTGGCGCGGGTTCGCCAGCGGTATGTCCTTGGTGGCGACCTCCACGCGCCCCTCCTTGTCTCTCTTGTCGAATCCTCCGCATCACAGCGGGAGCCGCCCCGAAGGACGGCTCCCTGTGCCCCGTGCGGCGGAGGATGACCGCACGGCTATGTTCTCGAAGGTGTCGCTAGTCCTCGAACACGATGGTCCCGTCGTCGTACTCGGCGTCGAGCCACGCGCGGTACTCCTCGGGAGAGGAGAAGCGCGCGATGAGTTCTCTGTGGCAGGTGGCCGCAGACATTCGCCCAGACCTGTAGACCACGATCGTGACGGGCCAGCTGTGAAAGACCACCTCCATGCCTGCAGCCCTCTCGGGCGTTCCGAAGTAATGCTCCCAGTTCGTCATGCCGCCCTCCTTCACGCGCTCGCCATGATGGTCAGGAGCCACCCTACGAACTGGACGATTTGCCATATAGCCCAGACCATCGCGATGTCGATGAGGATGCACACCGCCACGATGGCGAGGCATCCCTTGTTGCACCCTTCGCGCTCATCGCGCTGCGTGGCATCCATAGACTTCCTCCTCTATCTCGTCAACCGCTTGGATTCTCTTGCCCAGCCATCTGATGACAGGCACCGCCATGGAGTTGCCCAGCGCCTGCCATCTCATTCCATCAGGTGTCGCATCGCGTATCCGCGTCCATCCGTCTGGGAAGCCTTGAAGCCTCTCGCACTCCGTCGGCGTGAGCCTGCGAACGAGGCCGCTCTCTACGACCGCCTTGCCTACCGTCTGCCCATCTCCTCCGACGAGCCTCACCTCGTCGCGCTGGTTCTGCGCGAACGCCACCGCATGCCTGTCGGTTGTGGTGAGGGTGGGCGAGAGGCCGTCATCGCCGTAGGGTTTGCCGTTCGGACCGTTCTCCGACTTCCTTCCGATGGCGTTGCCGAGGATGGAGAACACTTCGACCGTCTGCCCGGAGGTGAGAGTGGGGGACTGCTCTTCCGAGTAGCCTATCCCGCGCGCACGCGCGCTCACGCCCGCGATGAAGCCTGCGCTAGAAGCGTCTCTTCCAGCTGCGGCGGCAAGCTCTTGCCTCTTCTCTGCGCTCGACGGAGCAGACCCTTGCACGCACTCGGGCTCAAATAGAACCGCCGAGGCGCACTGGGCTCTAAGATGTCCGACAAGAAAGACACGGCGGCGTCGCTGGGGTACTCCGAAGAATTGAGCGTCAAGCACTCTCCATGCGAGAGAATACCCGCAGTCTTCCAAGAGCCCGAGGAGGGTACCAAAGGCTGCCCCCCCGTCCTGCGAAAGAACTCCGGGCACGTTTTCCCAGAGAACCCACCTTGGCTCAACGTCTCGGACAGCGCGCGCATATTCGAGCATGAGGCGACCACGCGGGTCATCCAGTCCCTTGCGGTTGCCAGCGACGCTGAACGCCTGGCACGGGCTCCCTCCGATGATGAGGTCGCATTTTCCACGATATGAACTCCAATCCACCCCGCTCACGTCGCCCAGGTTGGGGACTGCGGGGAATCTCTTCTCCAATAGCTCGCAGCAGAACGGCTCGATCTCCGCGAACGCCATGGGTTCCCATCCGAGAGGACCCCATGCGACGCTCGCCGCCTCTATGCCGGAGAACAGGCTGATGTACCTCATCTCCCGCACCACTCCGCCACGGTCTTGAGCGGAATGCCCAGCTGCGCGCACACGCCGCGCTCGCATCTCGCTCCCTTCGAGCCGAACACGCCGGGCAGCTCCGCCACGCCGTCGTAGCGAGGCTTGCCACGGTACGTGGACAGCATCTCCCGTATTGAGGCGCGCATGGCGCTCTGCCACGGCGTTCCCTGCTCGATCTTGTCGTGGGGGATGGCGACCTTGAAGCCGGCCTCCTCAAGCTGCCGGCGGGCCTCCTCGAACTCCTCGCGGTTGTCCCCCTCGTGCCCCGAAACGGGGCCGATGACGTAAAGCCTCATCTCATAGCCTCCTTGAAAAGCGCCTGCGCCTCCTTTACGGAGCATTGGATGGCGCGCGCTATCTCGTCGAACGTGCAGCCGCTCTTCACCCGCATGCGGTACACATGCTTGGCGAGCTGGTAGCGGTTGCGCTTCGCTTCCTGTTCCTTCATCTCTCTCCGCCCTTCATGCGGTTCTTGCTCGTGAGGTGGAATCCCCCGCAATAAGGGCATCGGTACCAGTCCATCCCCAGTCGCGAGCCTGCCCTCATGGCTGACAGCTCGCTCGCGAACCGCGTCTTCTCGGAGCACATGCGCCTCTTGCGCGCAGTGCGCCTCCTGTGGTGGTGCCTGCCGTTGCTCACGATGCATCGCCTTCGGATATGTTCCTGGCAACCGATGCGTTTGCCCACATGACGCACTCTTCCAGCTTCGTCATGGCCAACGACTTCTCGCGGCTTCCTGGGCATTTATCCTCAATTAGCTCGGCGAGTTCGCGCCCTTTTGCTCTTATCGACTGATAGAGGGAGTCTTGTTCGTCGGTCGGTTTGTGGTACGTGAAGTTTCTGGCAATCGTCTCTTTACTCATGTGCGTTCCCCTTTCATCAATCCTCGAAGCACTCGCAAGCTGGACTCTCCGGGTCTATCTCCTCAAGGCCGCATCCGTCGCAGGTGCAGACCTTGGCGGTGGTCTTGTCGAGCATCCTGCAGTCGTTGCAGTGGCGGCACTCGCCGCACTTCCGCCCCTCCCATGGGTCGGGCGCGTTCCACGGAGCCATCGGGTCTCCCTCGAAGCACCCGGGCGGGAGGTTCCATCCGCTTTGAGGCTCGTATGCGCTCATCATCCGCGCCACCTCCTCAACGGCCTCCACCCGTCCATTCCTAGGGCGTCGGCGTAGCTCGCTGGCTCGTCGAGTAGAAGGTACTCAAGGTGTCCCCCGATGCCTCCCGCCATGCGTCCGTAGTTTCCGAAGTTCCCAGGCACTGTCTCCTCCGGCACCCAGCGGAAGTGCAGCATGTTCGCGTGCGCGAGGCCGTGGCAGTAGTACCTGCCGTCGGCGTCTCGCAAGTTGTTTCCGAAGCCGCACAGCGTGATCGTGGGCTTCTTCACCTCGATGCCAGCGCGGTAGAGCTTCCCAGCGCCCCTGCGCACCATGTGGTGCTGGTTGAGCGGGTGGTACCTGCCGCATACGGCGCACCTTTCGAGCCTGATGCTCGGCGCGTCCATGAGCGGCACCAGGATGGCGGGGAGGGTGGTCACTCTAGCCATCTCCCAGCCTCCTGTCCCCGCCGGTCATGGCAACCGTCTCGCAGGAGCCCGCTATGCGCGACGCTATCGCCCGGGCAGTCGATTCGTCGCACGAGCCCATGCGCGCCGCAAGCTCGCTCAACTTGAAGTTCGACGTGATGACCGTCGGAAGCATGTTCGCGTAGCGCGCGTTGACGATGGCGTAGAGCCGTGAGACGGTCCATGCCGTCTGCTGCTCCTTGCCCAGGTCGTCTAGCACGAGCACCGGGCACTTCGAGTAGCGCGCGAGCACCGCCGTCTCCTCCCTCGGGGTGCCGTAGGTGCTTTGGACCTCGACCAGCAGGTCGACGGCGTTGACCATGACGGAGCGCCTTCCGTGGTGCACGAGCCTGCGCATGATGGCCGATGCAAGCGTGGTCTTGAAGGTGCCGTTCTCGCCCCAGACGTAGATCGATGCGCCTCCCTCGACCTTCTCCGCCAGCTCCTTAGCCATTGGGTGCTTCGCGTGCAGGTACCTCTTCGGCACCCCAGACTTTTCGAGCTTTTCGTAGAACTCCCTGCGCTCCTTCTCGCGCTTTTCCTCCTCCTCGCGGCGGAGCTCCCGGTCGCGCTCCTCGACCGCCTCCGGGCAGTCGCACGGCTCGTATCCGACCACGTGCGGCTTGCCGCCGAAAAGGGCAGGGAGGACGAGCGGTTTCAGCTCCTTCCCGCAGTGCGGGCACCTACCTGTCGTAGATTCCATATCCGCCTCCTTTCCTCGCCTTCGGGCGGTTGAGATAACCCTCGAACTTCGTGCCGAAAAGCGTCTCGGGGCGCAGGTAGGCGCTCATCTTGGGGTCTTCGCCCCAGGCGTCCTCCATGGTGTCGATGACGGCGATGAAGTCGGGGAGGCGGAAGCCCTCCTCCCATCTGGCGTGGATGAGCTGCCTGGTCTTCTTCGAGCTCGGACGGTAGGACGCTCCGACCGCCTCGTTGAGATGCCTAACGATCTCGCCGTAGGGGATTTCGTCCTCCTCCCCCTGCACCCCCTCCTCGGAAGAGGAATCATGAAGAGGAGTTAAGGAAGAGGAATATATATCGCTTGCCTGTTTGCTCGATGTCTCGTTATCTCGCATGCTTTCGGCTTTGCTTGCTCGTTTGCTTGTAGTTTTGCTTGGCGGTTTGCTTGTGTTTTTGCTCTGCTGCTCGCTTCCGCCTTTGCTTCCCGCCACGATGCGCGACCGGCTCTTTTCGAGCACGGGGCGCACCATGGCGAGCGCCATCTTCTGGGAGTCAGTGCGCGGGGATGGATCTGACCCCGTGCGGAGGTACCGCACGATCATCCCTATGAGCTCGTTGCCCTCGCGCACGTTCCCCAGTTCAAGCGGGCCGTCTATGAGCGAATCAAGCACCTGCATGGCTAGAACGGGATGTCTTCGTCATACAGGTCGTAGGAAGGCTGAATTTGCGCCTGCTGCGGAGCGTATACGGGCTGCTGCGGAGCAGGTGCCTGCGCAACGCGCTGCGGTGCTGCCGGAGCTTGCTGCGGTGCGTATGCCGGCTGCGGGGCCTGCTGCGGAGCGTAGACGGGCTTCGTGGCGTACTGTTGGTAGCCCTGCTGCTGGTACTGCTTCGGCTGCGGAGGCCGGATGACGCCGATCTCGCGCACCTTGAGGTACGCCTTTGAGCAGTTCTGACCTGTCTGCTTGTCCTGCCATCTGTCGTAGGCGAGGCTTCCCCACAGGAGGAGCAGAGCGCCCTCGACTATGTTGCGGGCTTTGTCATCGTTCTGCCCGTTGTGCCAGTACTCGCAGTCGAAGAACTGGGGCGTGTTTGGTTTGGTTTCGCGGTTGTAGTTCGGGCTGTTGACAGTGAAGCGCGTCACAAGCTGTCCGCTCTGCGTAGAGCGGGTCTCGACGTTCTTGGTCACGTAGCCGTCTAGGGTGAAGTCTTTCACAGGTATCCTCCTTGGGTGACGTTCCCGCTGTTCCATATGCGGGTTATCTGCGCGTCCACCATGCGGATGCGCAGCTTGTAGACGTTGATGGCCTCTTGGCTCGCCTTGTAGATTGCCTCGGAGCAGTCGCGCAGCTTCTTGAGTTCCGCTATGTCCTCGCGCCCACGGCACAAGTCGCTCGTGATGGTGACCGGCGTGCCCTTCCGGCGCTCGTCGAGGATGGCGAGGCGGAGCGCCTTGCGATACTCCGCCTCGTTCTCGGCGTACTGGCAGCCGCTGGTCTTGCAGACCTCAAGCTCCGCCATGAGCTGGTCTGTCAGCTCGTCGAGCTGTTCGTACAGCTCCTGCATGGCCTACTCGATCTCCCAGGACGGTGCGGGGCAGCACCCTGGGCTCGCGGTGAAGGCGGCGTACTGCTCGGAGCTCTCGAACTGGTAGCGCGTGCCGCAGCTCCTGCAGTGGGCGATGAACGGCCCCTGCTGCGGCGGCTGCTTCTGCTCCTTGGCCGGCGAGAGCTGGTCGGGGTCGCTCTCTCCGTCGATGGCGAACACGCCGCAGAGGGCGTACTTGCGCGCGTAGCTCGACGCCATGCCGGTAACCTGCGCGTCGTCGCTGCCGTTCTTGTGCTCCGCCTCGCGGGCGAACGCGGAAACGGTGAACATCTCTCCCGGCTCATCGGTGAAGAACACGCAGACGGTCGACTTCACGTAGTAGCGGTCCCCGACGTTCACCACCTCATCGTGCATGAAGAAGCTGATGCCCGCCTCTTCGCACGGCTTCTTGAGAGCCGCCACGATGTCCTCGAAGCTGCGGTAGTTGAACTTGCCGAACTCGTTGTACTTGTCCTTCGGAACCACCACAGAACGCTGAACCTGCGCGATGGCGCTCATGATGCTGCGCGGCTGCTCGTTGCTATCAGGCATTGAAACCTCCGATCTGGCGGCGCTCCTTCTCGTACGCCTGCTCAAGCGTCCCCGTTACGAACTTGCCGGTCACTCTCGGGTTGAGGCTCCCGCAGAAGCGCCCGATCTGCTGCATCTGCTCGCGCGACGCGGCGGTTATGACCATGACGCATGGAACGTACTCTCCGCCCGGTGCCGCTACGGGAACTGGTGCGGGCTGCACCGGTGCCATCGGAACTGGCTCCGGAACGTCCGGTTCCGGCTCCGGAGCGATAGGCACGGGCTCCGGCGCGATGGGTGCCGTCTCCTCCGTAGGAACCGTCTCCGGCTCCGTGTCCGGCATCGCATCCTCGAACCTGCTGTCCACGGCCTCGTGCAGCTCCGCTATGCGCTCGTCTGCCGCTTGCGCCTCGCGCGCGGCGTTGAGCGCGGAGCCGATGTCAAGCGTCTCGAAGAAGACGCGCTCCGCCGTCTCGTAGTGAGGCATGGCCTTCTGCGACTTCAAGGTCTCCCAGTCGCCAGCGATCTTGGTGACCTTCTCCTCTATCGCGTTCTTGGCCTTCACCTCTCCGAAGGTCTTGTTCAGCCACCGCTCCTCATGGATGCGGTCGTAGGGGACCACCGGCACGAGGAGGCCGGCGAGGTCTTCGTAGAACTCCTTGAGGATGGCGTACGCTCTGTCCTTGCGCTCCTCCTCCGCCTCGTCAAGCTGCTCCTTGATGTTCGCGCTCGCCGCCTTGACCTTCGCGGTGATGGCGTTGGCCTTCGCCTCGAACTCGTCGTAGGGGCGCATGTACTCGCGCTTCACGGCCTTGCGGCGCTCGTCTATCTCCTTGGCGATGCCGTTGAGGTAGGTGCGGTCGCGTTTCGCCTGCTTGATGTTCTCCGCATCGGAGAGGTCATAGCGCGCGTCCTTGTAGTCGGCGATCAGCTTGTCCACCCGCGCGTCGAGCGACGCGAAGTTCGCCTCGATGGCGGCGGGGGTGAACGACACGGCGAGGCCCTTGTCCTCGACCGCCTCGGCCTCGATGACCTCAGCCTCGACCTCTACGGGCTCTTCCTTCTTCGCCCTAGTCATCCTCTTCTCCTTCCATGGCGGTTCGGCAGGCTTCCGCCGTGCGCTTCTCCGCCTCCGTCAGCTCGTAACCGTCTGCCTCCATCGCTTCGAGCAGCGCGACCATGTCCTGCGCCGCGCCGCGCCATACGTACTCGGCTCCGCCGCCGTTGAGGATGTTCCACACCCCGTACGCGGTCGGAAGCGACAGCGACTCGTATCCCAGCGCAGTGGCGAGTGGGCAGGGGCCCGTCTCGATCTCCACGTGCGCCTTCTGCTCGAACTCGGCGACATCTCGACTCTCCACCGCCTTCTTCGCGAGCATGCGCGAGGTCTTCTTCATGGAGAGCACGTCGCCGATGCGCTCGCTTATCCACGCGATGCGCGCCTTCATGGCGTCATCGAACGCTGCGTAGAAGTCCGCCTTGTCCTGCGCCTCGCGCTGCGCCTCCTCATCGACCTGCTCGCCGTCGCTCGCGGGCTTCATGAACGTGAGGCCGTACCGGGTCTCCACCGCGACGCATCCGTCGCCGTGCCCTTCGAGGAACGAGTCGAGCTGTCCGCTGTCGTAGGTGCTGAACGTGCGCTCCGCCTTGTAGCCCTCCGGGGTCTTCTCGGCGATCTCCACGCCCGCCTCCTTCGCGGAGGCGACCATCCGCGCCATGACCTCCCTGCGGTTGCGCTCCGCGACAAGGCCCTCGTAGATGCGGTGCCACTCCTTCGGGGAGCAGTCGCGCAGCTTCGCGACCGCCTCGGGGTCTCCCTCGAACTCTCCGATGGCGATGAGGCGGTCGATGGTCATGTCGTAGGCGGCGTCCCCTGCGGTCTTAGCCGCCTTACGGGCGCGCTTGACCTTGCCCGCATCCATGCGTGCGACCGCAGCGATCTCGTCGTCGGGGATGTCGAGCGCGAGCATGGTCTGCACGCCCTTGCTCATCTCCTCCGCCGTGAGCGCGCGCTTCGCGTCGGTCTCGACCATCGCCTTGGCGGCCTCCTGCCGCGCGGTCTCCGCGTCGGAGAGGTCGTCGAACACGTCGGCGTAGAAACGCTTCGTGCCCAGCTTCTTCATCGCCCAATAGCGGCACTCGCCGTCGATGATCTGGTAGATGCCTCCGTCCTTGTAGAGGATGGGACGCACCCGGGGCTGGCCTGGGTTGAGCTTGTTGAACTTGAACTGCTCGGCGAGCTGCGCGATGTACTCCTGGCACTCCTTGCTCGTCACGTCGCGCGGGTTCATCCGCACGTCGCCCTCTTGGTACGGGTAGACATCCTCGATGTCCACAAGCTGCATGAACTGCACTAGCCACGCACCTCCTTGAGGATGTCCAGAAGCGACGCCGCGCGGGCGAACTCGACCTCGAAGCCGATGCTCCCCTCGGAGCTGTCGATCAGGTACCCGATGGCGGCCATCTTCCCGAGGCCGCGCGCGTCCTCGCGCATCTCCTCGTATGCCTTCTCGCCACGGTCGCCGTGGATGATCTCGTCCGCCATCGCCGCCGCGCCCAGGGAGATGCCCCTGCGGACAACGGCGTCGATGAGGTCGCTCGCGTTCTTCTCATCGAACGCCTTGTAGATGCGTTCGAGGCACGCCTCGATGTCCTTTTCGGTCATCATCTTGAGCGTGGCCTTCTTCTCACTCATGCTGTTTCCTCCTGATGTTGTCGTTGACCTTCTTCTGTATGCGCTCCTTGCGCTTCTGCGCCGCTTTGACCTTGCGCTTGAGGTACGTCGCCGCCCACCGCTCCATGGCCTCGTCGTAGTCCTCCGCAGCCTTGGCCCTCTCGTAGGCGTCCATGCCGTCCGTCGGGGGCTTCTTCGGCATCGGGTCGGCTCTCGACTCCCTCTCCGCCTCCGTCCTCTCGTAGACCGCGCGCTGCTCCGGCGTGAGCTCCGCCATGAGGTCGGAGATGCGCCACTCGATGTCGGCGAGCTGCTTCTTGAGGCGGCACGGCTCGCATATGCCCGTGTCTCCGAGGGTCGCCCTCCTGCACCCGCAGACCGGGCAGGTCTCAAGCCTCGGCTCGTAGTAGCGGGTGGTCACGCGGTATCCGAGGCTCCGCAGGCGGTCCACTGCGTACTTGAGCTGGTTCTTCGACAGCTTCAAGCGCCTGCGCAGCTCGCGCTCCGGCATAGTCCCGGCGAGTTCGGCTACCTTCTTGAGTTCTCCCGTGGTCCATGCCTTCGCTTTGGTCATGCCGTGCGCACCTCCACCTCGATGCGCGGGTGCTGCTTGTCGTAGTCGAACCTGTCGGCGAGCCCTGCCACGTATCTGGGCGTGTCATCGAGTATGACTCCCGCGCGGACGAGGCCGTCGAGGATGAACTTCTTGGCGAACGCCACGTTGTCCATGTCCCTGCGGCGGTTCTCCTCGACCCACGTGAAGATGATCTCCACGCGCCCGTTGAAGCTGGGCATGCGCTGCTCCACGGCGGCGATGCCGGCGCGCTCCGTCTGCTGCTTCTTCATCTTCGAGGCGGCGAAGCGGTTCGACCTCTCGGCGCGCACGTAGTCGTTCAGACCGGGCATCCTGCCGGGTATGACCATGCGCGCCCTCATCGGACGCCCCTCTGTACGTCCCATACGGCCCGCGCCTCCGCGAGCGAGCTCGCGACGAACTCGTCCTCGCCCACGATGTCGTTCCAGAACTGGACGAGCGGCACCTGGTCGATGGGAGTGTCGCGGAAGCTGATGGCGGACAGCAGGCTGGGGCGCTCCATGACCATGTAGCGCGTGAGGACGCTCCACAGGTTGTGGTCGCGCTTGAACTCGCTCGCGAGCCTCACGTCCATGCCGTAGCGCCGCGCGAGCTCGTAGACGTTGCCGCGCTGGATGAGGTCGCCCTCCTCCATGAGGTAGCCGCAGAAGTCCTTGAGCTTCTGCCACTTGTCTGGGTGCAGCCGCACCCAGTGGCATGCCTTGGCCACCATCTTGCGGGCGCGTTCCTCGGAGCTCATAGCGCCCTCCACACCCAGACGGCAGCGCCGATCATCGCCGCCATGAAGCCGCCGATGATGGTCCACGACGGCACGGGCTCAAACAGCCAGATGAGGAACGCCGCCGCGAGCATGGGCAGGATGCCCGTCATCGTCAGCGCCATGAACGCCGTGAGCAGCCATTCCTTGGGGCCGTGCGGCCATCCGTCTGCTAACATGGTTCTCGGCTCAACTCCGAGCCGATCTTGGCGGGGGCGCGCGTGATGCTGGCAGGCTGTGGCGCGCCCCCTCTCTGTCTTGATCGTCTCCATTCTTTGAATCTCCTCTCGTTTTCGGGGCACTTGTAGAACTCGGTCATAGAGGCTCGTATCTGCCTGCACATGGCCGCCTGCTTTGGCGTCACTCCGCCTCCTCGCAGATGGACAGCTTGCCGTCGTTGACCTGGTACTGGACGCCGCAGACCTCGAACATGCAGTAGGCGCTGGGGTCGTTGCCGTCGGCTTCGAGGGGCGTGACGCGGAACGCGTGGAAGCCGAACTGCTTGTCGGCGTAGCGTTTGACGGCATCAATCGTGTCGGTCGCATCGCGCAGGTTCTTGGGTTTCGTTGCCATGGGTACTTCCTTTCGTTTAGTTAAACTAAATCATGCGGGCAAAAAAATAGAGAGAACGGCATCCTTGAGAATCTTTCGGGAGCCTTCATTCATGCTTGCGGCGAGCAAGCGAAGCTCTTTAACCCTGAACTCCCCGGGACGCTTCTCTCTTGTGCGGTATGCGTCGGTTGAGATACCGCAGATAGATGCGGCTTTCGCTTGGGTTAAGCCTGACCCAGTGCGAGCCGCTGCTATCAGGTTGTCCTCGGCCATCTGCCACCTCCTTCCACTGAAACCAGAATACAGGAACGTTTAGCAAAACTCAATAATCAATTTAGGAAAAAGTGGATTTGATTCGGTATTATTAAATACACCAGCGGATAGGAGCAGATATGGGACTACCGGAAAACATTGACGCGCTGCTCGTTAAGCATGATCTGACGCAGGAGGCTCTTGCGCGAATCGCCGGCGTAACGCCCGGCTCTGTTACTGGGTGGCGCAAAGGAGCGAGACCGCGCCACGATGCGATTGCAAACATTTGCGAGTATTTCGGAATTACAGAGGACGATCTGCTTTCCGATAAATACGGACTGGCTGCGAAGGAGCACGGGGAGATACAGACGCTTCCCAAAGGTGCCATGTCGGTCTACACATCGGGCGAGGCGACCGTGCCGCTGCTCACGCTCGGCCGCGTGCATGCCGGCGCTCTCACCGACGAGGAGGAGGTCGAGAGCCGCGTCGAGGTTCCCGCGTCGGTTTGCGAGAGGCATCCGCGCGCGTTCGCCCTCGTGGTCGAGGGCAACTGCATGAACCGCGTCATACCGGAGGGCGCTCACGTCCTGGTTGACCCGGACAGGGAGCCGAGCAACGGTTCCATCGCCGTGGTGGAGACGGAGGCCTACCAGGCGGTCATGCGCCGCTGGTATCGCGGCACGAGCACGCTCATGCTCACGGCGGACAGCTACGAGGAGCAGGAAGACCTCGTTTTCGGGATGGACGACGGCCCCGTGCGCCTCATCGGCACGGTCGTCTGGTACCAGTCACCTAGGGAGATGGAGTAGGACATGGGACTCATCAAGGCGCAGAAGGAGCACAACAAAAAGATGCGGGAGACCATGGCGACGAACGTGGCGGGCAACCTGCTCGAAACGCTCGCCCCCGTGGACGGGAAGGTGCATATAGCGGTGTTCGGCTGCTTCGGCTCGCTCGGCACCGTGTCGGTCATTTCTGCTGACGAGAAGTTCAACCAGCAGGCCGACCTCATCGTCTCGCAGATGCAGGACGCCGGCCGCGAGATAGTGGACGTGAAGTTCGACTGCGAGTACGGCATCGGCGTGACGAAGACGGGCATCGCCTACCGCGTGATGGTCATCTACAAGTAACGGATGAAGCCCCGCGCATACGGGCGGCAACCCTGCGCGAGGCTCTGCAAAACACCGACCCCGAAGGGAGGGTGAGCCCATTATATGGCAAGCGCGGTTATCTACGCACGGTATTCCTCGTCAGGACAGCGCGAGGAGTCGATAGAGGACCAGGTGCGCGTATGCACGGAGGAGGCGCACCGCAACGGCGACCGCATCGTGCGCGTGTACGCCGACAGGGCCACCTCCGGCACGACGACGAACCATCGCGCCGCCTTCGCGGAGATGGTGGCGGACAGCGCGCGCGGCTGGTTCGAGAAGGTCTACGTCTACAAGACCGACAGGTTCGCGCGCAACCGCTACGACAGCGCGATCTACAAGACGAAGCTCAAGCGCAACGGCGTGCGCGTCGTGTCCGCGACGGAGCGAATCGAGGACGGCCCCGACGGCATCCTGCTGGAAGCCGTGCTTGAGGGCATGGCGGAGTACTACTCCGCGAACCTCGCCGAGAACGTGAAGCGCGGGCTGCACGGCAACGCGCTCAAGTGCAAGCACAACGGGGTCATGGTCTACGGCTTCGACCGTGGCGAGGACGGCTACTACCACGTGAACGAGGAGCAGGCGCGCGTGGTGCGCACCATGTTCGAGATGTACGACGCGGGGAGCGGGTTCCCGGAGATAGAGGACGCCCTCAAGCCGTGGCGGACGAGCTACGGCAAGCCCTTCACCATGAAGACGATCTCGAAGATGCTGCGCAACGAGAAGTACGCTGGGGTCTACAAGTACGGCGGGCAGCGCGTCGAGGGCGGCATGCCCTCCATCGTGCCGCCGGAGCTGTTCGAGCGCGTCCAGCGCAGGCTCGCCCTGCGCACGAGGAAGAGGAGGGGAACGGTGGAGTACCTGCTATCGGGCAAGCTGTTCGACATCGACGGCAACCGCTACCAGAGCAGCAGCGGCCATGGAAAGAGCGGGCGGAAGTACACGTACTACCGATGCCCCGCGACAGGCCATATCGTTCCGCAGGAGAAGCTGGAACGCGCGGTCGCGGAGGAGGTTCAGGCGTTTCTTTCCTCCGACCACGTTGCGGGCATCATAGCCGACCTCGTGATGGAGGAGCAGGAGGTCGCCCTGTCCGACGATCTCGACGCCATGGACGCCCTGCGCAAGCGGCTCGCGGACAACGAGCGCGAGCAGGCGCGCATGGTCGACCTCGCCGCGAAGACGGGAGCGACCGACGCGGTTGCCGCGAAGCTGGACGAGCTGGTCGCGGAGAGGCAGGCGGTGGCAGACGAGCTCGCGGAGCTTGAGAAGGGCACGCCCGTGTTCGACCGCGACCACGTAGAGTTCTGGGTCCATGAAGTCGTTGGCAAGAAGGACCCGCTTGAGGTCATCGCGCTGTTCGTGAAGCGCGTCGTGCTCGACCGCGAGGGCGAGAGATTCCACGTCGAGTTCATCATCGACGGCGGCGACGATGGCGGAAACGAAACGAACCCCCTCCCGGACGCGCCGGATGGGGGTTCGTGTAAGTCGCAACTGGCGGGGTACGTGCGAGTTAGCACGAACACCTACGCCTACGGCATACGCAGGGGCTTCGCGCTCCTGGTCACCGATGTGGCGCTGTGACTATCCTATCACGAGCTGTTGGCCTGGGTAGATGCGATTGGGGTCTGCGATTCCGTTCGCTGCCGCGATTTCCTGATAGGTCGTGCCGAACTTCGCGGCGATGCCCGAGAGGGTGTCGCCGCTCTGCACCGTGTACGTGTGCTTGGTCGATACCGTGCCGCCGATCGGGATTGACAGGCGCTGCCCGGTGTAGATGAGGTTCGGGTTTTGGATTCCGTTCGCCGCCACGATGGCATCGACGGTCACACCATAGTGCGCCGCGATGGCCGACAGCGTGTCGCCTGCTACCACGGTGTATACCGTGCTGTCTCCCGAACCTCCACCGTTCACGACGGCGCGGACCTCTTCGGCGCGGCCGCAGATGTCGAGCACGGTCGAACGCAGGGGGTCGTTTCCGTACACGCCCTCCCATACCTCGTCGGCGAGCTCGTCGGCCGACGCATCGTGGATGTGGTTGATCATGTTCTGGACTTCATCGTACCGCGAGCCGCAGTAGTCCCGGCGAGCCTGGTCGTTGAGCCCGTGCTCGGCGATGTATGCGATGAGGTCGATGGTGCGGCCTGCGGGTGCCGTGGAGGTGTCAGGCTCGACAGGCTCCGGGGCGGGTTCGGGCTCCGCCCCGTCGGGGCACGCGTATGCCTGCCACGCGCTGCGGTCGCCGTAGAACTTGTTCAGGTCGAGCGGGCCGCCATAGCCGGCGATCCTGCCGTTGGAGGTGTACTGGCGCATCGAGCAGGAGTAAGCGCCCTCGTTCCACGGGGAGTCCTGGTAACCCGTGGCGTCGTTGTCGGCATACTGGGCCACCCATGTCCCGGCGTTGAGCAGCTTCGCGGTGTCCCACGGGAACACGGCCTTCGAGGCGTAGATGAGCGGGATGATTCCTGTGCGCTCAACGATGCGGCGGCACACCGCGTCGAGGTAGGAGAGGTCCCCCCACGCCGCGTTCTGGTTCTGCTCCCAGTCCACGCAGAGCGTGCCCTTGCCCATCCAGTTCAGCACGCTGTCAACGAAGAAGTCGGCCTCCGCCTGCGCGTTGCCTCCCGCTACGTAGTGGTATACGCCGAAGAGCTTGCCGACGGAGCGCGCGAGCTCGACCTGCCTAGCGCAGTCTGGGGATGTGTAGGTAGTGCCCTGCGTCGCCTTGCAGATGGCGAAGTCGCAGGGAACGGCCGCGAGGTCGATGCCCGCCTGCCAGTTCGAGATGTCTATGCCGTTAAGCGCCATAGAACCCTCCTTTGATCGTGTAGAAGTACTTCCAGTCGATTCCGGCGAGCTCGTCGCGCGTCCACGCGCGCTGCGAGTTCTCGCCGCTCGCCGGGTCTCTGACCCAGTAGGAGCCGTCTTCGGAGAGCCATATCAGCACGACGTGGCCCTCGTACGCCTCGTCCCCGAGCGCGCCGCTCATGCCCGCGAAGGCGAGCCATCCGTCATCGACCGCATCGAGAACGGGGTCGAGCTGGTAGGAGATTTCGGAGAACTCGATGCCATACTCCGGGTAGTGCTCCGCTATCCACGCGCAGAACTTCCCGGGGTCGTTTACCCCGGCCGTGAGGCACGAGTCGCCGACGGCATCGGCGAGCATGAGCGGCGTCACGTCCTGCAGGGTCATGTACTTGATGGCCATGGACGCGCACACGAGGCCGCAGCCCGCCTCGCCGACGGTTGAGCCCGCGTACGGCACGTCCGCCCACTGCGGGTCGGTCTGCAGCCACAGCGGCATCCAATTGCCCTCCGGTATGGGGCGGTCGAGAACTGGTGCCATGGCTTCCTCGCGCCCCTGCTCGCGCGCCTCCGCGAGCGCCTGCGCGTCCTGGCCGGCATGCTCGAACATGAGAAGCCCCCACAGGCACGTCGCGACGAGCGCGCCTGTGAGGAGCGATGCGGCGAGCTTAATCCTGCTCATCCTCGCCTCCGACGTTGCCGAGGGCGAGGAGGGCGTCGAGCCACTTGGAGGTGATGCCCACGCCCTTGAAGAGCGTGTAGGCGGTCTGCACGCCGCCGATGAGGGCGAAGATGCACGTCACCCATCCTGCCGGGTCTGCGGGGACGCCGCCGACGAGCGCGGTGACGACGCCAGCGATGACGGATGCGGCGAGCGCGATGACTCGCGCGGCGTTGCCGGTCAGTGCCTCGGTCTTGATCGCCTGCACGATGAACGGCACGGCGACGGAGAGGACAACCGCTGCGATTGCTTGGATTTCGGTCATTTCTTGCTCCTTTCTTAGGCCACGTGAGCGGCCATGATCTCCTTGTAGAGGGCGGTGCCGGAGCCGTTACCTCCGAGCACGTCGTGGTACTCGCGGAAGACCTCCTCCGCCTCCTGCTTGTCGGCAGGCGTGCAGGGAGCGCCGTCAACGACGTATCGGCGGTGCATGTCGGCGAGCCGGCAGTAGAGCAGCGTCTTGAGGATTTGCCGCGTCGTTTCGCGGTCTTTCGCCGCCTCCTTGCGGGTCTCCTCGCGGGCTTTGTCCGATTCCGCCTTGGCTTGTGCGCGCTCTTTCGCTGCGCCCTTGATTCCGCCCATCGCCCATCCGACTGCGATGCTCACTGCGGATGTGATTGCCGTGACGGCGATCTGCGAGAGAAACGGGTCCATGGGTCACCTCCTTCGGTCCGTATTCCTGCGGGCATCATCTCGGAGGTGTCGCCATATGAAAAAAGCGCCCCCGCAGGGGCGCTCGGTGGGCTACTCCGCCAGTTCCCACCCGGCTGGGTAGGAATCCGGCGACCACGTGTTTCCGTCTATCTTCGATGTGTAGATGGGACCGGATTCGTCAGGGTAATGCACTTGGTCTCCCGTGTTGTACGCATCGTGCGCTCCGGTCGGCTGCTGCCAGACGGGGATGCTGTCGCCGGCGAGCGTGATCTTCGTGTACAGGCTCTCGGTCCCGGCTCCCGGCTTCCACTGCTCCTGCGATGTGTGCGCCTGTGCAACGCGATAGATGTCGCCGTCGTACGAGAGCAGTTCGCCTTGGATGTAGCTCTTCCCGATCTCGAAGGGCGGGATGAGGCTCGAAACGCTGATGACCTGCTCGTCTGTCAGGTTGATCGCCATGGTCTGGATGGAGAGCGTCGCGGCCGTGCGAAGCTGCGCGAGCTGCGGCGCTGCGGCGCTGAATGTCTTGGCGATGGTCTCCAACGCCTTGATGCGCTCGTCCTGCGGGGTCTCCGCTGCTTCCGCCTCGTCCCACAGCTCATCGAAGGAAGCCTCCGCCTCCTCCTGCGTGATGGCCTTGACGAGATGCACCTCGTCGGCGACCCACTGCTCGCGCTGCTCGCCGGAGGACTCGTCCTCGATCGTCTCCTTGGTGATGTTCTTGCGGAGCCAAACGTCCGCCTGCCCGTCTGGGCGCTGCTCGATTTTAACGGCGTCGAGCGGTGTCGCCGAAACTGTTTCCTGCATGCGCGCTCCTCGATACGTATCGCCTTGCGGCTCGCATCGTAGCGTGCATGTCGTTTCTCGCGATGAGGTCGTCGCAGTCCGCGTGCTTGAAGTAGCCCATGTAGCTCGTGACGCGGCGCGCCCTGCGCAGGCACGGCTTCCTGTCGAACCTCCGGAACGCGCGCATGCCGCGCAGGAACGTGCCGGCGCGCGCCTCGACGTGCGACGGCCTCACGACGTAGCCCGCCATGTCGATGGGCTCGTCCTCTCCGACGCGGCATATCTTCCACGGCTTGAGCTCAAGGTGCAGCTCCTCGCGCATGTACTTCTCAAGGGAGCGCGCCGCAGCCTTGAGGTCGCGCTTGTCGTTGGACATCAGAAGCACATCGTCCATGTACCAGAGCTGATGCGCAACCAGCGCCCGTTTCTTTCCACGCCTTTCCTTGTGCAGGCTTTCGACGTGGTGGTATGCGAACGATAGGACGAGCTGTTCGGCGCGGAGCGAGAAGTAGCTCCCGATTTCAAGGCCGCCGCCCGTGTAGGTGGCGAGCAGGGACTCGATGCAGTAGAGAACGTCAGCCGACGCGACGTACTTGCGGAAGATTCCGAGAACGATGCCGTGCTCGGTCGAGGGGTAGCACTTCCGAACGTCCATTTTGACAAAGAAGCGCGGACCCCCCCCTGTCACCCATCTGCGGATGGTGCGCATGGTGAAGGTAGCGCCCTTGCCCTTGACGCTCGATGCCTGGTAGTAGCCGACCCTCGCGTTGAGGAAGTCGGCGCAGCAGTGTACCACGACGTAATCGACCAGCTGCTGCTTGACCGACGAGACACCGATAGTGCGGACTTTGCCGTTCGTCGGCTCGATGTGGTCGTAGCGATGGATGGGCTCGAACTTGAGACGCCTCTCCGCGATCTCGCGGGTCACCTCGTCTATGAGGTTGTCCAGGCTCCCGTACTCGTGGGCGATGCGCCACGCGTTCTTCTTGCCGGCAGGAGCCTCGCGCCATTCGTGATACGCCTCCTCCACGATGGCGCGGTCTATCGTGAGGCCCCTGCAATACGTCTTCATTCCGACCGTGTACCTCTCTGGTTGCCGTCCGAGCGTTCGCTTGTGCTACCAGCCCAGTGGTCGTGGCCATTTTCGTCGGTTGACGAGGCATGCCCGCTGCCGTCCGCGAGCGGAGGGCGCGGGTAGACGCGGCGTAATGAGAGCGAGGCGCATGTCAACCAGATTGGCGCGACCCGATGTTCCACCTGGCGTTCGACAGGGCGTTGTTGCCGTTGACGTACCACAAGCCCGCATTCGAGCCGTTGTTCAAGTTGCCCAGAGCGTGGAACAGAAGAACATCGGGAGCCGTCGCCGCGAATCCCTGGGCGTGATTATACCCTTTAAGAGGGGGCTTCGCCCCCTCTCGCCTTGCGGCGATTCACCCCCTTGAGCGACCAGTGCCAGAGAGGCGCGACCCGATGTTCCACCGGGCGTCCGACAGGGCGCTGTGGCCGTAGACGTACCACAAGCCCGCATGCGAGCCGATGTACAAGTTGCCCAGAGCGAGGAACTCTCGCTCCGCGTTGGTCGTCTGGGCGTGCGTGTACGTGCCGTCGCACATGCCGGTCGTGGAGGACGCACCCGTGCCCGTTCCGACGAGCATGCCCTCCGCGTTCGAGAGCCGCGTCGGGTACTTCCAGCCCTCCGACGCGGCGGTGGGGAGGTCAACACCGCTGTCCACGTAGTCGGAGCTGATGCTCGACGCCTCCTTCTTGGTGTCGTGGAGCACCATGACGTTGCATGCGGAGCCGTCGTACTTGAGGGCGACGCCGCTCATGACCTCGTACATGCCCATGGCGGTCTCGACGCCCTGCAGAACGAACGGCTCCTTGCCGTTGGTGCGGGAGGTCGGGGAGCCGTCGCCTTGAACGCCGTCGCAGCATCCGGTCGGCCACGGTGCGGTGATGACGTAGTTGTTCACCGCGGTGGTCGCGGCTCGGTCGAGCACGATCTTGTCGTTGTTCGAGTCGTAGCTCTCGATGCGCTTGATGACTCCGTAGTCCAGCACGTCGTGGGCGGCCGCGTTGCCTCGGTCGGTGTTCTGCGTTCCGATCATGACGGCGCTTCCGACCAGGTACCCCGCGCTTTTCGCAACGATGACGTAGCTCTGGTTGCTTGCGGCGACGGTCACGGGCTTGATGATGTTGTAGCTCGTGCAGCCTTGGAGCACGCTTTGCGAGTTCTTTGTCGCGTACTTCATCAGGAACATGACCTTGAGGTACCAGTCGTCCGCGATGGTGCGCCCGCTGTAGCCTGTGGTCGCGGTCTTGCAGATGGTGATGAGCGAGTTGTGCGATACGTCGCGCGTGCGCGGCTGCGCTCCCGAAACGCTCGCAGCGTTGCCCCCGTAGGTCGAGAGGGCGTACTTCGCGTAGAGCATGCAAGGGCGCAGGCTTCCGTCTGGCAACATGGCTCCGGGCTGCGGGGAGAATCCCGGGAGCTGCGTATCGGAGATTGAGATGACGGTGTACGCTCCGTCATCGTCGTCCGCGATCTTCCAGAAGAGCACGGGGGCGAGCACCCATACGTTGCCGTTGCCTCCGGTCCTCGCGAACATTCCGTCCCCGCTCATGGCCGTGACGTGCGGAACGCCGTCGGCGTCAACGGTCGCGTTCACGTCGATGTGGAAGAATGGCGCGAGCGCAGGATACGGGTCGATGGACGCAGCGGAGTTCGTTCCTGGGGTTGGCACCGCAACGCCGGCGTTCGCGTCAGCCTTCACGCATGCTACCGCGCTGCCGGTCGGCACCTTGATGGAGTAGATGCGTCCGTCCCTCATGGAGCGAAGCCACTTGTCGATTCCGACGTACTCGCCGGACTCGTCGTTGTAGGTGAGCAGCGAGCCTCGCGCCATCGCCTCAAGCGCGGATGCGATGCGCTGCCCTGTCTCGTCGCTCATGATGTGCGTCTTGCTTGCCATGTTCTAGTCCTCTCCTTGGTCGGTTAGCGTCAGGTAGCTGACATCTCCAACGGTCTCGTATTCCAGGAAGATGGTCTTGTCTGTAGAAACCATCCCTGCTGCGGCTCTCGCCTCTTCCGCCGCATCGGTCGCATCATCCGCCGCCATGCTCGCCGATGCCGCTGCCGTGTTTGCCGTGCCGGCTGCCGTGTTTGCGGCACCTGCCGCAGTATTAGCGGCCCCTGCTGCGGTGTTCGCCGCGTTCGCCGCATCGGTTGCATCGTCTGCCGCGCTCAAGGCATCGGATGCTGCTCCGTTCGCGCTGCTCGCCGCATCCTCCGCGGCGTCTGCCGCCGAGTTGGCGCTATTTGCGGCCTGCGTCGCCGCATCCTTCGCGGCGTTGACTGAATCAGCAGCATCGCGCGCCTCTTCCGCCGCATCGGTCGCATCATCCGCCGCGCTGTTCGCCTTGCCTGCGGCTGTGTTCGCGGAGCTGGTCGCGGTCTGCATTTGCGACTTGATGCTGTTGAGCTGCGAGATTAGAGCTTCCACCTCGGAGATGTAGGCATCTGTCGGAGCATCCGCCTGCGACTCCGCATCGGGGAGCACGTTTATCCATATGTCGGGCGTTGTCTCGACCTTTCCCCCGACGGTCACGCGGAAGTAGGCGGTCTTGATGACGCCCTTGGAGGTCAGGAACTTGGGGTCGAGCGTCACGGTCACAGTGCTTCCCGATACGCTTGCCGACTGGTCGGCGTATGTGCGGTCGGGCTTGAGCGCGATGAACCGCGCGTTCGTAGCCCCGGTGAGCGCGGACCCGTCTTTCAGCAGGCTCGCCTTGATGATTGTTCCGCTGTCGCCAGTTCGCGCGGTTATTATCTCCGCTGCGAGTGCGGCAGACTTGTCAACGTCGAGCGTCAGCTCATGCGTTGCCATCGCTTGCTCCTTTCATGAGTTTCGCAGCAGCTTCGTTTAGAGCTGCGGCTTCCGTTGGTTCCATGAGGGTTGCCATGGCCATGGCCATTGAAGCGAACGCTTCCGCAAGAGATGAGTCGCTGGATGAGACAGCTGCTTTCGTGCCAGACTCCTTGGCGGTAGGTTGATCTTCGTATGTTGGTTCAGGCGTTTCTTTCGGCTCTCTGTATTCCACTTTGCTCCCTTACGTTGGCCAACTTGTGCATATACCGTTTATGAAATTGACGGTCCCGTACCGCCAGTTGATTCCGCCATCGTCGCGTCCTGTAATAGAAAGCACGACGCTTCTCGACCCGGTTATCCCGTATGTGCCACCAGAGTTCGGGTCAGTACCTACCGCGAACTTCGGAGCCCTGATGCGAGCGGTTCCCGTGCTGTCGATGTCGAGACGGCTGTCGTCTATGTAAACCTGATCGTCGTCGCTGTTGCGCAGAGCGACGTATCCGACGCCTCCTCCGCTGCTGCCAGAAGCCCGCATGTAAAGTTCTTGAGGTGGTTGGCTCATGTATCCCTTGTATACGGGTGGGTGCAGCCACAGCTGTCGGTAGTACCTGTTTGCGTGGAGGAAGCCGTAGTCTAGAGTCGACATCCCGCAGCCGTCCGTCGAGGAGGGGTCAGTGCTGTCGACCGCATGAACCGCTTCGATCTCGAAGTAGTTGGTGCTCCCCCTGATGAACGACGCTCCGGAGTTTCCGCTCGCGGTTGTCCCGGTAGTGATGTAGTTGGACGAAGATGTGCCAACCATGTTGCATCGGAACATCGCCGTCCCATCGCTCATGATGACTGTGCCCGCGATGATCCGGTTTCCGCTGTCTCGAATCTGGAAGCCATTCGTGGCGTTGATGTATACCTTGTTTCCGTTGCTGTCCGTTATGAGGATGTTTCCGCTGCGCAGATATACCGTTCCGCTATCGAGGTCGAGGTAGCTGTTGTCTCCGATGAGGACCCTTCCCACCAGCCTGTTCGCGACGATTCCGTCTCCGTCGATGGCGGTCTGGAACACCCAGTTCCCTGCGGAGTTCTTGCTGTTGGCCACGCCGATGACGCCGCCGCCTATCTTCACGCACTTGGTTGCGTTGGGTGGCTTGAGGTCGTAGACCATGATGCCCTGGCCGGGCTCCTCGTACACCCAACCGCCGGTCGTGTTGAGCTCGGAGTTGAGCATGTCGACGATCTGATCTCGGATGTCGTCCGGAACCTTCGCGAGGTTCGCCTCAAGGGCATCGATGGCGTTCGTCGCCGCATCGAGCGATGCATCGAGGGCGTCTGTTATGGATTCAAGGTACTGCTTGTTCGCCTCGTCTATGGCTTTAAGCGTTTCCTCGCTCTGCTCGATCTTCGTGTTGGTGTAGAGCTTCAAGACCTCCTCAAGGTCGAGCATGCCATCGTCGGCATACTTCTTGAGCAGGTCTTCGAGGGTGCTGTCACCGTTGGCGGCGTACTCCTTGAGAGCGGTGTCGAGCTCGTCGGCTATGTCGTCGGTGTAGTCTTTGGCCTCCTGCTGCGCGCTGTCGGCCTTGCCGCTCGCGAACGCCTCAAGGTACGCCTGCGTTTGCGTGAGGTTCGCTCCCCACATGCTCGAAGCTGCGGAGTTTGATGCGTTCACTGCGTTGGTGATGGTCTGCTTGAGGTTTGAGGTCGCCTTCGAGATGTTCGACTTCTGCGCGGCGAGTATTTCCCCGACCGTCTGGAAGTTCCCGATGGTGTACGTCGCCTTGCCATCAACGAGCTGGTCTTCCTCCACCTTGGTGATGCGCGCCTGCACGCGCAGGGGAGGGTCGTACACCTTGTCGATGATGGTGACGGTATCGCCCTCGTCGGCTCCCTCGAAGCCCTCGCCCGCCCTCGCGAGCGATATGGCGTCGACCTCGTAGGAGACCGTCGGCGTGCATCGGCTCTTGAGCTCTTCCTTCGTGAGGGTAAGCAGCTCGCTCTGGTCCTCGCAGTCCTCGAACTCCACGTCGCCGAAGACGTGCGCCTTGCCGCCGTTCCCGTCGGGCCGTCCCCAGCGGGCGAGGGCGTCGGCGTCTCCGACCCAGTTCTGCCCGCCGTTGACATCTCCGAAGGTGAGCTTGCGCTCGTAACCTCCCGTGAGGTTGCCTTCTTCGTCTGTGTTCTCCGGTGCCTTGCCGTACCCGTAGAGGGCGGTGCATACGTTGCCCTCGTCAACCTCGCGCGTGACGCTCACTAGGTCCTTGGTGTACGTGAAACGCTTGCCGGTGTCTGTGCCAACGCGCTCTCGCAGATGCACGCGTCTGGCGGTGACCTTGCTGCCCGAGACCGCGATCTCGAACTCAAGCTCTCCGCCCCACGTGTCTGCGACATCGTGGATGGCGGCCCATGCGTTCGTGTGGTAGAAGTTCGTGCCGTTCTGCCCGAGGTTGTCAACCGTTCCGACGGTCCATCGGCTCGCGGACAGGGCGGAGGACGTGGCGACGCTCGCCGTCGTGTCCAGCGGTCTCTTGTCTTCGAGGTAGTCTCCCGACAGCTCGACCTGCGCCGAACTCGGGCAGTAGTAGGTGTAGACGATTCCCGCGCTCGCGCGCTCCTCGGTCACGCCGTCCACGATGTTCTCGCGCCAGCGTCCCTTCTTGTCCTGCCATACGATTCGGTCGCCCTTCTCAAGCACTGCGAGACACGTGATTGACAGGCTGTTCTCGCCGTTCACCTCGCGCGTGTCGATGCACTCGAATAGCGTCTTGATGGGGCCCTTGAAGACCTCCCATCTGTCTGTGACCCAAAGCCTCATCAGCCTACGTGCCTCTCATCCCACTCGATGGTTCCCGAACCGCTGGACAGCCGCAGGCTGTTGCGCCCAGGCTGCAGCGCGAAGTAGTCGCTGTCGTATGTGACCGCCTGGTTCTGCCCGTTGACGGTCGTCTGCTCCTCGCCCATGTCGATGATCACGGCGGAGGAAGAGGCGAGCGATGCGTTGATCTGGACGAACTCACCCGTGTCCATGTTCGTGAGCTTGAGGTAGCTCACGGAGCCGCCGGGCTTGCACGTGATGACCGGCCTCGTCTCGTAGGAGCCTCCCACTGCCAGCGAGGTGTTGTATCCGACGCTGCCCTTGTGGTGGGCTCCGTATGCGATGGGGTCGTACGCCGTGAACTCAAGCTCTGCGGAGCCGGTGTGCCATAGGTTGTCCAGTTCCTTCGGCGAGGTCAGCACCGCCATGTAGTAGATGCCCAGATGGCGCTCGTCATCGAGGTAGAGCGGGGCCTCTTTGAGGCATAGCAGCCTCGCCGCCATCGTGCGGCGAAGCACCGCCATGTCGTCGGAAGGACGCGCCCGCCACTCTGCGCGCACCGTGATGGTGAGCGGTTTCATCTTCGCCCGCATGAACCGCTCGCCGGGTCGGTACGGCACGTTCTGCGTCTCGACATCGTATTCGGGGAGCAGGGAGCGCGTGATGAGCTTTGTCTTGAACCAGGGGGAGAAGTCGAATCCGTTGTATATCACGCGAATGCCCCCTGTCTCATCTCGGCGCGCTTGATCTCCTTTGCGATTTCGCGCGACAGCTTCTTGATGTCCGCCTCCTCGCGCACGGTCGCGTACACGTTGATTGTCACGTTGGTGTCGCCGCCGCGCCCGATGCCGCCCATCCGCTCAAGCTGCTCCATGATGCCCTCGGCGAGTGGTGCCGCGCCGCGCTTGTTGAACGGAACGACGCCCTCTGGCCCTGACTCGCCGACGCCGATGACGCTCGGGCCGTTGAAAACGCTGCCCTTCGCGTACCAGCTGATGGATAGGGTGGCGGGGTTTGGAATGTTCCCGAGCAGCGGGACGTTAATCAGGTCGTAGTGGATGTGCGGGAGCGGGATGTGCGGCCACGAGATGCGGAAGTTGAAGAATCCCTTGATTGCGCTGATTACGCCGGACACCACGTTCTTCGCGCCGTTCATGGCGTTGCTCACGGCGGACTCGATGCCGGAGAAGATGCCCTGAACAACGGAGAGTGCGGTGTTAAGGCCGTTCTGCACAGTGGAAACCACTCCGTTGATGGCACCGCCCACAACGCTCACGACTACATTCCATGCGCCCGATATGATGCCTGTAATGCCGGACATGATTCCCTGGATTCCGGCCTCCATCTGCGAGAAGTCGCCAGTCACGATTCCGTTGATGAGACCGAGCACCGTCTGGAAGATGCCCTGGATGAGCGACCACGCGCCTTGTATGATCTGCGCTATACCATTCATCACGCCAGTGATGGTCTGCAGGATGACCTGGAACGTGTTCCCCACATTCTGCAGGAGCTGCTGCAGGATAGGTACCGCCACGGCGATGATGAACTGGAATCCCGCGCTCACGATGGGCATGATGACGTTCATGGCTTGCGTAACTGCGTTGGAGATTGCCGCCCACGCCTGCTCGACGTACGGCTGCAGTTGCGCTATGACCGCCTGGATGGTTCCCCAGATGGCGTTCCACGCCTCGGTCACTGCCGTGCGGAAGCCTTCGTTCGTGCTCCACAGGTAAACGATGGCCGCAGTTAGCCCGGCCAACACGCCCAGCACTATGCCCACCGGACCAGTTAGCGCGGCGAGCGCGCCTCCGAACAGGCCGGCGGCACCGCCTGCTCCGCTCAAGGCGGCAGTTATGGCGGGGATGACCGCCACGAGGTTCCCCGCTATCGACAGCACGGGACCTATTGAGGCCAGTATTCCGGCGATGGCGAGAACGGTCATCTGGCCGCCCTCTCCGATGCCCGCGAACCACTCGCCGAACGCCTTGACGACCCCTGCGACGTTTGTGGCGATGTTGAGCAGCGGCTCTCCCAGGGGCTCGATGGCACCTTGCAGCTCGCGCATGGCCGACTGCATCTTGCCCGCGAAGCTGTCTGATGCCGCGTCTGCGGCGGCTCCCGCCGCTCCGGCAACGTCCCCGTACTTGTTCTCAACTCCGGCGAGGCTCGTGATCATGCCCATGGCGTTGTCCTCGCCGAGGCTCGACCACAAGGTCGATGCTAGGTTCGCCTTGTCGTATCCGTCGGGCATCTTCGCGAGCTCGCCAAGCACCGCCTCGAAAACCTGCTGGCCGGTAGCCCCTCCGGTCTTCCACGCCTCGAACAACTGCTGCGTCGATTCGGAGAAGCGTCCTATGCTCTCGTCCATGCGCCCGTCAACAAGCGATGTTTGGAACTCGTTGAGGAAGTCGTTCACCTTGTCGAGGTTGTACGCGCCGTTCTCGGTTCCCGCCTTGAGTATGGAGA